TTTCCTATTTTCATAATTATATTGTTGTTAATGCGATTAATTCTGCATCTGTTAAAACCTCATCAAAGTATTGAACTTGTTTTGCGTTACCATAGAAAATTTGTGTACTATTACCAATATTAAACTGCAAAGTATTCCAATCGGGTATATCGTTTACAACTAAAGAAATATTTTGTATTAAAGTACCATTAACATACAATTTTAAAGAGCCACTTTGATAAGATAACGCTACTTTTGTAAAATCTTTTACATTTGGTACTGTATAGTTAATTAGATAAGTAGTTGAGTTAGCACTATTTACATATAAACCTTGAATAAGAGAGTCCAAATATCTAACTGTTATTATATTTGTAGCAGTTCCATCTGTTATAGAAATTGATTTATTACCACTATTATTTAAAGTACTAATTTCTGCCATTAGCACTCCTTGTGAACCATTAAAAATAGTATTATCTCCAGAACCAATAGCAGTTTCAGCTGAACGAGTAACGGCTGATGTTGTGGTTGGAATATAACTTGTTTTGTAGTCAGATTCCAATTGTGCGCCCCAAATATAAACGCTTTCACTTGCTGACGTAACACCTAAAGAAAAAGTACCATTTCTCCCTAAAGTATCAATAGCAGTACATCTAAACCAACCATTACCATAGTTTTCGATTTCTGCCTCAAAACCACTTGTTATTGATGTTAAAGTACCATTTTCTACATCAAAAGTAACTCCACCAATACCACTTACATTAGCAATACTAAATAAATTTGAACTTCCTTTTTTAGCAAAACAACTTGCAACCTTATTTGTTGCATTCCAAGTTGAAAATCTAATAACTCCAAAACCTCCACTAACTCCAGTTAATAAATCAGCACTAAAATCACCACTTGGCGAAATAGTTTGATTGGCATTTATAGTAACTCCATTATTTATCCAATAAGCATTGTCAAATTCCTCACTTCTTTGTAATACATTTTGTTTAACTGGCTCTAATAAATGACTTGGACAACCACTTACAACGCCATCAATCATAGGATAGTTTAATCTTGAAACACCACTTGCAACTGTTTCAATTAGTCCATCTTTATTTATTCTTGTAGCTGAACCACTACGGTTAAAGCTAAAATCTCCTACACCATCTGCTGGTAATACGGAATACAACTTGCTTCCTTGCGTTGCTGGTATTAATGCTAATTTTGGTTTTGCCATTGTTTTTAATTTTGTATATTTTGTATTCCTATTGTATGTATTGAATCAGCTAAACATTTCTTTGCTTCTACTTCTTGTCTGTCATTCATATTGAATTGTCCTTGTATCATATCAGTAGATGTACCTATTGAAGATGCAGTATCAATTGTGTTTCCCCACCAAGTACTATCGTAAATTTCGTTTGCCATTTTTATCTTTTTTAGTTTCTTTTCTTACCTTATCATAAAAAACTGATAACTTCACTATGTTAACCTCTTTTGTCTTATATGTCTTTTTTTTATTCCCCATTATAAAACCCAGCTTGAAAAAGTATCTACATCCTTATCTGGATACATTTCTCCATTCTGATTATTGGTATATTCTGGATACTTAGTGCTATTATCACAGATGTAATCTAAGAAACGTCTTGTATAAAACTCAGACCTATCATTTATCTTACTCATCATTCTGTCAATGTCTCCATAGTTAGCTACGTCAGACTCTTCCCCTCTGTGCTTAGATACACCTCCATTATCTATTTTAAACATTGCAAAAGGGAAGTACTCTGACTGAGTGAACCAAGTTAGCATTGGTTTGATATAGTCGTCTCTAAGGAGCTTATAATCAGAATTGATAGGTAAGTCCATTTCATTTGAAATAATCAAAGCTTGCATCTTATCATATAACCTACCACCTAAGTAGTTTTGGATATGTATATCTTGAGCCACCTCTATAAAGTGAATCAATTTATCAGCATCTGTATTTCCGCTTATGATTGATTTCGCCTTTAAATCTTTTACTGTTATGAATAGTGCTTTCATTATTGTCCTAATATTTTTCTGATTCTACTTAACACACTTGGGTATGCTCCTTTGTCTCCCCTACTTATCATTGACTCTCCCATTTCAGAAGGATTGACAGGTTCTTTAAGACCTTTATTGTAAGCTTCTTCAGAATTAACCTTTCTTCCACTTGACTTCTTGTAGACCTGTAATGACCAATAATGATGACAGTTCTTACCGCCCTTAAATTTTAGCAAACTATAATTCTGTTTGTTATGACCTAATACATTATTAACACCTCTAAAAGACATCATATTAATATCTTCTTTTCTAAAGACAACCTTATTACTTGTTAAAGACTCCATCTTCTTGCAGAAATCTCTACTATCAGCAGACTTTCTAACTGGTTCGTAAGAGTATCTAACTTTATAGATAGCATCATCTTCTTTTGATGTTTTATCAGAATACTTGATTTCAGCCATTTTAACGGACTCATCTTCCTCTTGGTATATCTCACTATGGATTAACTCCCAATCATCGCTTAAAACCTCTCCTAAGCCTTCTAATTGAGAATACAAGTCTTCTCCTTCTTCATCTGAAAAGTCTCCACTTGGTTCATCAGCAGATAACTTCTCTCCAGTTTCTTCTTCTCTCTTGATTTTAGTCTCGATATTATCTAACTCTGTAAACTCAATAGGTTGTAATGTTGTAAAGTATAAGTCTTGGTGTATATTGTTAAATTCAAGTATCTCTGTTAAGCCATAAATAACACCATCTTGTAACGGTCTTATAATAACATTATCCATTAATACTGAAGCAGTACGTAATTCCTCTGCATTGTTACCAAATCCTGTATTATCTTTAATACCTAGTAAGATAGGAGAAACAATACCGTGTCCTAACATAATCTTTTCTCTTGCTTCATCAGATAAGAACTGATATTGAGCGTGAGCATCTGGTAAGTGAATAGCCTCTATATCTGCTTTTGTTTCAGCAGACTCGTTAAATGCAATAATAGCTTTACCTGTATTTGAACTACCAGAAAACTTTTGGTTTATCTTAGACTCTATGGATTGTTGTGTTTCAGCATTTGGAATACCATTATTAAAGTTTACAAATAAACTTGGTTGTAAACCGTTCTGTATATTAGAGATATGATAGTTAGAAACCTCAGACTCTAACTCAGCATATTGTAGACAAGCTTGGTAATCAACAGTAGAGTAGTAGTAAAAACCACTTCTATAAGGCTTAAAGATGTAAATTTCATTAAGTTGTGTTTTGCTACCGCTACCAAATGTAGGTATTCTCTTAGGATTATCTGAGTTTTTACAATCCTTCCAAGATGGATGATAGTAATAAGCTTCAATCTTTCCTTTAGTTGCTTTTTCAGCTCTCAATGTTTCCATAGGGAAGTGAGATACCTTTAGTATTTTTGTTTTAGCTTTGTTGTATGTTAATTGTAAAGCACCTTGACCTAATAACTTATAATCGTTAACCAATCTCTTAACCTCTCTAGGTCTAAGTAATTGTTTCATTTTAATATAATCAGCAGGAAATACAGATGAATTAGTAGATTCTAATCCTCTACCATAAATCATATCAACAATACCATTAATACACCTACCATTAGTAGGGCTATCAAGATACCTTTCAATTAAGTTATCGAAGTAATCATTGTTATCTCCAAAAGAAACCCATTCTTTATTATGAACTTCCTTTATTGAAGGAACTTGGTAAGAAGACATATTAACAACTCTTATGCTGTCTTTGTACTCTCTGGTTATGTTATTTTTCTTTGTACTCATTATATTATGTATGTATTATCGTCTGAATCACTAAAAGGTTTATAGATTGTACCGTTACCTATTTCATATTTATTCACTTCTCTTTCTGTATTCGTTTGAGATGTTACGTATATTTTATCTCTATAGAATAAATTACCCTCATTGGTTATTTCTAAGTAGTAAGTAGAGTCTTCTTGCAATATTGTTGGCAAGAACTTAATCTGTGTAAAATTAGGAATACCATCTATAGAAACACCTGTTATAGTCTCCTCCTTACCATCTCCATCTCGTCTTAAATTTATAGAGTAATTAATACCAGAAATTAATGTAAAACAATCAGAGCTCTCAAAAATACCTCCGTCATTCAATGCCCTTGATTTAAGCGAGTTATAATACTCACTTCTTGGTGCTATTGTTATTGTTTTTTCTCCTGCTGTTGGTTGTAGTATTAACATATTGAGATAACTAAAAATTAATATTTTGTTTTAATTAATAAGAAAACCCCACCAAATGGCAGGGTTCAATAATTTAAGATAGGTAATTGTTATACTCCTACAACAACAGTAAATCCAACAGCACTTAACTCTCCGTCAATAAAGTTAGCAGGTGTTTTTTCCATACCAGTAAAGCTTAAAGTGTAACCACTCATATCTCCCATAGCACCACCAGTAACAATAGTACCTCCAGTTACGTCAGCACCGTGTTCTAATCCAGATAAGAATCTATTTCCGTTATTATCCTCAATAATTACGTGAGGTCTTCCGAAAGATAGTAACTTAATTGTATTATGGTCTTCTTTAGTTAATTTTTTAAGAGATAACTCTAATACTTGCTCGAAAGCAGTAGTTCCATTCTCTCTACTTGATTGAATGCTTTCTGTGTACGTTGAGTTTCCTCTAACGTCAAATTTGTAAGCACTTGGAGAACCAACAACAGCATCAATTACATCAGTATCGGTAGCATCATAGGTAACACTTGTTATGTCTCCGTAATTTACGAAGTACACAGCGTTTATTCCTCCAACGCTATCCTTGCAAGGCTCTAACCTTCCGTTTGCAATATCACAACTCATAATTTATATTTTATTTTAGTTAATAAAAAAGGGATAGGCAGTTAAACCGTCTACCCCTTTTTAGTTTTATTTAATTGTTACTATGCAATTCCGTATGTTACGATATCTTCAGCAACTCCGTATTGAACACCTGCAGTAAATCTCATAATTACTCTTACATTTTGAGAACCATCTAAGTCAGCCATATCTAAAACTCTAACTTCTTGAGAATCTGATAATAATCCAGTTCCAAACCATAAATTGTCTTTAGTAGTAGCTACCATCTTGTCAGAAGCTAAACCGTTAGCCATAAATATTTTTACTCCGTCAAAGAATAAAACATTAACGTCTTGGTTGTTTCCTTGTGCCATATAACCAGCAGCTCCTTGACCTCCACTTGCGAATCCACCTAAGCTACGTTTGTAAGCTCTGAATACGTTTTGTGCAACATAAATGTGTAAATCTTCTCTTCCGTATAATGCATAAGGAATAGCATCTACAACTTTACCTAATTCTACAACAACGTTTGCAGCAGTTACGGTAGTTCCAGTTACTTCAATCTTAGCAGCATCAGCAGCTAATAAAGTAGCAAATCCATCAAATGAACCTTCAGCCTCAGCTCCTGCCCAAATGTTTTGTTCGTTCTTTTGTGCAACTTTAGAAGCAACATAACCGATTAAATACTCTTGGAAAGAGCTTGGTAAGTTGTCAAAAGCAGAGTATCCCATTTGGATAGCATCCCAGTCAGAACGGAAATCTTTCTTACATAACTCTAAGTTAACTTGTAACTCTTTAGGTTGTAAGATTCTTTCAGTTAATGTTAAAGCAGATGTATCAGCGAAATCACAAGAACCGTCTTTTACGATACCGTCTAATTCCAATCTTTTTACAACTTCTTTGAATTTCACATTTGGTCTGATAGTTAATCCTCCATTTGCGATTGTGTTACCTGCTAAAAGTGCAGCAGAAATATATTTTCCTGCAGATTCTCCAGCGTAAGTAGTAGTAATACTTGTAGTAGTAGCCATTTTTATATA